GACGCGCCGGCGCCTACAACGCCTGCACCGGCTCAGGATCCGGGAAGTGCGAGGGGCCGGAAAGGAGGTGCCACAAAATGAAGGTAAAGTTGAGAAGTGATTCGGTCGAGATCGAAGGCTATGTGAATGCCGTGGACCGCAACAGCAGGATGATCACCGACGACAACGGCTATCCCATCCGGGAACGTATTCAGCCTGGCGTCTTCGGCAGGGCCCTGCAGGAAAAGCGGGACGCCGGTTTCAACATCCCGGTCCTGCTGAATCATGACAGCACGAGAGTGATCGCCGAGGACGGCGTGACTGCCACACTGGAAGAGGACAGCATCGGCCTGCATGCAGTTGCTACCATCACGGACCCTGAAGTGATAGAAAAAGCCCGGGCGCGCAAGCTGTCCGGCTGGAGCTTTGGCTTCTACCTGCGGGACTTCCGCGAGGAGTACACTGACTCGGGCCTGGTGCGTATCGTCACGGACATGGACCTGCGCGAGGTCACGCTTGCGGATGATACCCGGACGCCGGTCTATGCCGGCACGAGCGTGCACGCAAGGGCCGACGAACAGCCGGAAGTCATTCAGCTGCGGACCGTCGACAATGACGTGATCTTTACGGACGTGACTGAGGATGTGCCGGATCCGGAACCGGAGCCCGAACAGCGCGCCGAGATCGATTACAGCGATTATTACAACCGCATCAACAAACTGAGAGACCGCTGAGGTCTCTTTTTTCATGGAGGTAAGACATGAACGACATCAAGACCCTCGCCGAGCAGAGAGAAGAGGCTCTGGCAGAGATGACCACCCTGACCGACTCCGTCAAGGCCGAGAACAGAACCTTTACGGAGGAGGAGAACGCTAAGTTCGCTGACCTTGAGAAGAAGATCAACGACATCGATGCAACCGTCAACGCAATCAACAAGACCCGGACCTTTGAGCCGGCAAAAGAGGAGAAGAAAGACATGGAAGAGATCAGAACCCAGGAGCTGACCACCGAGGAGCTCGAGATCAGAACCTTTGCGGATATCATCCGCAACAGGGCAGGTGACGCAAACATCACCAAGACCGCCAACGGCGCCGTCATCCCGAAGACCATCGCCAACAAGATCATCGACGCGGTCAAGGACATCTCCCCGCTGTACCGGATGTCTGAAAAGTTCAACGTCCGCGGTCAGCTGTCCATCCCGTACGTTGACACCGCGAACGATCACATCGCTGTGGCTTATGCTACCGAGTTCACCGATCTGGAGGCAAAGGACACCAAGCTTCTGAGCGTCGACCTGACCGGCCACCTCGCAGGCGTGCTCTGCAAGATCTCCAAGTCCCTGATCAACGCGACTGACTTCGACCTGGTCAACTTCGTCGTCCGCAAGATCGCGGAAGCTGTCGCAGTATTTGTCGACCATGAGATCATCCAGGGCACTTCCGGCAAGATCACCGGCATGTCCACCGCGGCCAACACTGTCACGGCTGCATCTGCTACTGCAGTCACCGTGAACGAGCTGATTGAGCTGCAGGACAAGCTGAAGAGCGCGTACCAGGGCGGTGCGATCTGGGTCATGGCTCCGGCTACCTGGACTGCAGTGAAGAAAGTCCTCGCCGGCACTTCCAACTACATCCTCAACGATTCCATCGAAGACGGCTTCTCCGGCAGACTGCTCGGCAAGCCGGTCTACACTTCCGATCAGGCTGAGGCTATGGCAACCGGCAAGCGTGCTGTCTTCTACGTCAACCCGGCTCAGGCGCTTGCGACCAAGCTGGTCGAGGATTCCGTCCAGATCCTCAACGAGAAGTACGCGGTCCAGCACGCTGTCGGTGTCGTTGCTTGGTATGAGGCTGACTGCAAGGTCCAGAATCAGCAGGCTGCTGCAGTCCTCGTGATGGCTTGATGAAAGTTAAGGCAAAGGTCGCCTTTGCCGGTATCGGTTTCGGCGCGGCTTCCGGTGAGGTAGTAGATCTCCCGGAGGCCATCGCGGCCGATGTGATTCAGGCCGGATACGCCGAACCTGTGGACGAGCCGGTCAAGGCTACGAAGAAAACGACAAAGAAGAAGGTGTGACATGACTGTAAGCGGACTTGCATACACGGACGTCGTCAGATATCTGCATATTGATCCGGTGGATGTGACCGCCGCGGAGCAGGTCCTGCTCACTGCGTACCTTGACGCGGCGAAAAGCTACGCCAAGGATTACACCGGACAGGACGTGGAAGCTCTGGACGAGATCGGGGACGTGATGGCCATCGCGGTGCTCTGCCTCGCGGCTGACATGTACACCAACCGCGACATGGTGACCGGAGGAACCAAGGGAACCGTCAACACCAATAAAACCGTGGAGAGCATCCTGAACATGCACGCGGTCAACCTCGTGCCGAAAGCTCCGGATGCGGGCGTGGCCACGGAAGAGCCGACCGGGAAGGGGTGGATCTGATGTTTTATTCACTCGATGCCGGGCGGCTGAACAAGATCGTACAGATCTACGGCTACACCGATATGACGGACTCCCTCGGCCAGAAGGTGACCAGGCTGACGGTCAAGCACTCTGAAGTCTGGGCGGAAATCCACCCGCTCCGGGCCTACGAGCGCACCGAAGCCAACCAGACTGCAGACCTTGCGGCCTACCGTATCATCATCAGATACAAGCCCGATGTGACACAGAAGGACGTCATCGTCCGAGGAGACCGGCAGTTCGACATCACCGGACTGGTCGACATTGAAGAACAGCATGTCGCCCTTGAGCTGACATGCGTGGAGCGGAAAGACCGGGTGATTTTAAATGGCTGAAATGGAGCTTGAGTTCCGGGGACTTGACGAGCTTGCCAGGGACTTCCAGAAGGTCGTCGACAAGTATCCGGACGAGACTGCGACTGCGCTCATGAAGGTCGGAAGGTCATTTATCAAGGATACCTGCGCGAGCATGCCGGGATACTACTCCAGCGGCAAGCGCCCGCTGAACTCTCCGAGTCAGTGGGACAGGAAACGCGAGAAAGGCTCTGACGGTTCGACCGTCGCGGTATCGGTATCCTGCCGAGCTCCGCACTGGCACCTGGTCGAAAACGGGCACCGGAAGTTCGTCAACGGCAAGGACACCGGCAGCTTCGTGGCCGGCAAGCATTACGTGGAGAAGCAAAGCAAGGTATACGAGCGGACGCTTCCGACCGTGATGCGTGGATATGTGGACAAGATGCTGAAGGAGGAAAACTTATGATCTACACAGCCTCGGCGGTCAAGTCCGCCTGCAATGCGCTCATGAGTTCCCTCTTCCCGGATCTCCCTGTCTACGGCAATACCGTGCTGGACGGCTACACCCGCCCGTCATGGTTTGCAGAACTGCTCGCCAACCCGTACACCCGGCCCGGTAAGTATACGCACGAGTATAGCTATACCTACAAGGTGACCATGCTGGAGCATACGCACGACGAGGCCTTCTGTCTGGATGCTTTCGACACAATCCGCTCCGGCTTCGGCCAGACGGTCAAGGTCGGCTCCGGCCACATGGTCGTGGAGTCCATCACGATGGACTGGATCGACGAGCGGAACGATGTCCTGCAGGTCACGATCGACTTCTACCCGGTCAGCGAGATCTCAGGCCGGACGGAAGACGAGGATCCGATGCAGGATCTTACTTTATCAACAACTCTCAACATTATTGAGGAGGAGTAACCTATGGCAACTTTAACTGCACCGAGCGTCTCGGTGGCATTTATCGAGGCTGCAGCGTCCGCGATCCAGCGCGGAGAGCGCGGCGTCATTGCCATGCTTATCGTCGATGCGACGGAGGGCCTGGCAACTGATTACATCATTTACGACGTGACGGACATCCCGGAGAGCATGACGGACGCCAATAAGACCGCCATTAAGCTGGCACTGAAAGGCTATGTCAACGCACCGGCGAAGATCCTCGTCCACGTCATCGCGGCGTCCAGCGCTTACACGGACGGCCTCGCGGCACTCGCAACCCAGAAGTGGGACTACCTGGTCTGCCCGACGGCCGAAGCTGACGGTGTGACAAGTGACATCATCAGCTGGATCATCACTCAGCGCTCCAACGGCATGACCTATAAGGCTGTCCTGTCCAATGCTGCCGGCGATAATCCCGGTATCATCAACGTGACCTCCGGAGCTACTTATGAGGGCAACGAGATCACGGCTCAGCTGGTCGCCTGCCGTATCGCCGGCATTATCGCAGGCTGCCCGCTGACTATGAGCATCACCTATGCTCCGGTCGCGGACTTCAGCGACTGCGACCGCCTGACGCAGGCTGAACTCGACACGGCTGTCGGCGAGGGCAAGGTCGTCCTTATGTGGGACGGCGAGAAGGTCAAGGTCTGCCGCGGTGTGACCAGCTTCCTGACCACCACCGACACCAAGGGCGATTCCTTCAAAAAGATCAAGCTGGTCGACGCGATGGACATGATCCGCGACGACATTACCCTGACTGCTCAGGACAGTTACATCGGCAAGTATGCAAACAGCTACGACAACAAGCTTCTGCTGGTTACCGCGATCAACGCATATTTCCGAGAGCTGGTCGCCGCCGGCGTCCTCGCTTTCGGATCCTGCCAGATCGATGTGGCGGCTCAGCGCGAGTACTTCCTGAGCAAGGGAAGCACTTTCGTGGTCGACGGCGAGATGGTCGCCGGGGAGTCCGCAACGGAGCAGCAGCTCAAGGAA